GTCTGCTACTTTTCCCTCAGAAGACGATAACATTGCGTATGGTCTTTATGTTGACGATGTAACAGATAACGGCAGAACAATAAATCAGTTAGGAGTACAGAGTTGTGCATCTATGTACGACGCCGAAGATCAGTTTAATATACTTTATATAAGTTTTCAAAACGATCCTCAAGCACCTGTAATTCTTAATTCAATTAACAATTTAGCGGCTAATGTTAATTTCTTTGATGGTTATACATCAGTAGAATTTGACAGAGACGTGACTATAGGTCAAAGAAGTGAAATACACAACTATACTTTTACTTTAACTAGACTTGAATTTAATAACGCCTACCAATCTTAAAGGAGACAAATCATGGCATACTTAACAGTAAACACGCAAGGTACACATCCTCATATCTATCTATCAGTAGATACTACTAACCTATTTGACGGAACTAGTTCTGCAACTTGGGTAAGTACTACTGCGACAGCATTGGATGTTACTTGTTTACAAGACGTAACTGTAAATAATAGTACAGGTATATTTTCATGGACAGATTTCTGTTCTGAAGATATCAATAAAGTTACAACCCCAGCAGACAACTCTATTTCAACAAATATGGTTGTTGATCCAACAGTATTTTTTGGTGATGGAACTACTCCAGCAGTAGTTGCCCCTGACTACGGAGTCAATGGTCTTTCATCAACTAAAACTCAGGTTCAATGGGTACTTGTAATGAACGGTGATGCAACAACTCCAACAGTTGGAGCACAATGGTACAGAGGAATTGGATTTATTACATCCATCGCTCCTACTGTATCTCCAGACTCACCAGTTTGGATTTCACCGATGGAAATCGCCGTAAATGGTGATATGACAACCGGTACTATTGCTAGTTAATAACTTGTAATAAAATCAAATCGTAGAGACGTTGGTTTCAACGTCTCTGCTTTTTAACAAATTAAATAAGGATAAACAAATGACCGATTCACACGATGTCTGGTTAAAATCAGACGAAGAAAAACTAAGATCACTAATTAGTGATGAAGCAAAAATGATGCCCATGTTAGATAACATGCAGGCAACAGTGCGTCAACTTAAAGCAAAACAAACATTTAGATTGGCATTGCTTAATCAATTACTCGAAGATTTAGCCGAAAACGGCTTGACTAAATAGTAATATAACAACTTAACTTAAAGGAAAAACAAATGAAACTTTCAGAAATTACAAAAAAACCCCAACTAATAGAAATCTTCCTCGATGATGACGATACAGTCAAAGAGTTCGGCGAGCCTCTATCTTTTCACACATGGGACAGACAGCCCATGGATGTGTTTATTAAACTTGCAAATCTAACATCAAGTATCGAATCTAAGAATCCGAATATTGGTGATATGATTAATGTTGTCAAAGAACTTATTTTAGATGAAAAAGGCAATCAACTTATTAAAGATAAAGAAGCAATGCCAACTAATGTTTTGATGAAAGTTATCACAAAGGTAACTGAACAATTGGGAAAGTAACATCTGATGCTATTGATATGAAGTCGGCAAAAATGTCAACTATCATGCAAATAGATGGAATAGGAAAAAGATATGGTGTGCTTCCTAGTCAAGTGATTAGTGAAGCAGATACTTTTGATTTATATATAATGGATGCGGCAATGTCATTTGAAGCATACTATGCTAAAAAGAATAGTAGTAAAAATGGCTTAGCAGTTCCGGATTATTCAGAAGACCAACTACTAGAGATATTAGGAAAGAATAAAGAAGATGTTTAAAATTAATGCTACAATCTTTAATAAACGTATGAAAAAACTTGCGGGTTTGCCTGAGTACCTTATTAATGAAGCATTAGAAATCACTAAAGAAAACACTCCAGTAGCATCAGGTAACGCAAGACGCAAAACTAAAAAACAATCTAACAAAATAATATCAGACTATGCATACGCAGGTCGACTCAATGACGGATATAGTAAACAAGCACCGTCAGGATTCACACAGCCAACAATTGAACAACTCGATGACGAAGCACAAAAATACGTTAGGAAGATTTAATTATGGCACAAGATATTAGAGTAGCATTAACATTAGACAACAAACAGTTTAATAAAGCCCTTTCTCAAAGTGAAAAAGATGTTCAAGGCTTTTCCAATACCTCATCAACTGCAATAAAAGCAGTAGGAGCCGCGTTTGCCGCTCTAGGTACTACAGAACTTATTAAGGGTATTGTTGCAACTGGATCAGCATTCCAAGATTTAAACAATTCTTTAAATATTGTATTTGGATCAGTACAAGCAGGTGAGGCTCAATTTGCAAGAATACAAGCATTTGCGGCTACTACTCAGTTTAGTGTACAAACTCTAACACAAGCATTTATTCAGTTAAAAGGTGCAGGTGTTGAACCTACAGATGAACTACTAAAAACATTTGCTGATACATCTAGTGTTGTTACAGATCAATTGGGTGCATTTCAGGCTATGCTTGATCTTGTATCTCGTTCTACAGCAGGTGGATTAGGTCTTGAAGATTTAAACAGATTAGCAGATAGAGGTATTCCTGTATTTGCAATTCTACAACAAAAACTAGGTATCACAAGATTAGAAATATCTAAGTTTGGTAAAACAGCAGAAGGTGCGGCAACAATTATTGATGCTTTAACTGAAGGCTTAGATACACGATTTGGTGGAGCATTAAAATCTAGTGAACAAAACATTAGTCGTTTAACAAACAACTTAGGTGATGCATTTGACTCATTACAAAATTCATTGTTTAAATTGTTTAGTGACGAACTTGCGGCAGCCATTGATGCAATTACTAAAGGCATTGAAGGACTGACTAAAGCAATTGATGGTTTAGAACAAAGCGGAGAAACACTAAAACGATGGGCTATCGCATTAGGTAGTGCATTGCTATTCATCATCAATCCTATTGGGGGCATAATCAGAGGCTTAGGTGCTTTATCAACAAGAGTATTAGCAACTGGTGGATTCTTTAAAGGAATGGGTGAGGTTGTTAGACAACTTAGTACTAACTTTAAAAACTTCTTTGCTGTTATCGTAAGTAAGTCAAAAGATTTCTTTGGCTTTGGTAAAGGTGTTGTTGCAAACAGTAAAGCATTGCAAGGCATGAGTGCCGCGGCAAGTTTATTATTTAAAAGAGTAACACAATTAGGATCAGCAATTCTTGGTGCACTTGGTATCAATGCTTTGTTTACAGAATCAGTAGAAGAAATTTCAGAAGCAACTACAGACTTAGCAAATGCTTTTGTTGGACCTCCTTTACCACCAGAAATTATACAACAACAAAAAGATGCGGCAGATGCCTTAGCACAACGCATACAAGAGTTAAGTGCATTAGCAAGATCATTTACTACAAATGATTACAGATCAGAATTAGAGCAACTTACAGATGCTCAGAAAGAAGCAGAAGAGGCTATCTATGGCTTAATTGTAGCACAAAGTTTAGCAAATGGCGGAATAGAAGACTACGAAGAATTAATGGAAGCGGCTAGAAATCAATTGCGTGTTACAACACAAGCATTGCAAGACTATAATGAGCAACTAGCAAAAGACAATATGCCTGAGTACGAAAAGTTTTTACAAAGTCTTACTCAGTCAATGATCGATTATGTTAAAGAACAACGACATGCAGAGACTGCTCTTGCATTCTTTACACAATTATTTGAAGACGGACGTCTGTCATTAGAAGCATATACTTTTGTACAAGAAAAACTAAACAGTATTTTAGGTAATACAATAGGCGCAACAAAAGAACAAACAGATGCATTTGATCAATTTAAAGCATCTGTAGATTTGCTTTGGAACTCAGAATCTAACTTAGCAATGATGCAAGAAAACTTAAACAACTTGTTTGCCGCAGGTAAGATTACTGCTGAACAACTTGCTGATGGTATTGACTATCTTAATGAACGTGCATTAGAAGACGAAGGTCTAAACAGTTTCTTAGACACATTGGGTAAAGCACAAAAAGCATTAAGTGAAGATTTAGCAGACGCATTTGTAGAAGGAGAAAGTGCTGGTGAAGCATTCCAAGACTTCTTTAAGAAAATGATCAAACAAATTATTGCAGATATTATTAGATTACAAATTATACAACCAATCTTAAGTTCTATAATGGCACCGTTTGGATTCGGATTCGGGTCAGGTGGTAACGTAATTAAATTACCAGGACTAGCAGATGGTGGACCAGCACAAGGTGGTAGACCATATATTGTAGGAGAAGAAGGACCCGAACTATTTGTTCCAACAACATCAGGTACTGTTTTCCCTAATGGCACAGCAATGGGCGGCGGGTCAGTAACAAATAATTATATAACAAATTCAATACAAGCAGTTGATGCTAAATCAGTTGCTCAATTGTTTGCTGAGAATCGTAAAACATTACTCGGCACAGTGCAAATGGCACAAAGCGAAATGCCGTACGGCTAAGAATAATTTAACAAGGAGAAAAAAATGAAAATAACAAGTGACAGACAAGTACCGCAAACAGGCACATTAAACGTTTTTAGTTTAGGTGCAATATCTTTAACATGGGGACACATGTTAAGTTTAATATCATTATGGTTCTTACCACTTACATTTATGATGTATGTAATTGGGTTTGGATCAGAGTTGAGAAATGTAACTGAATTAAAAAGTTTCTCAAACAAAAAATAGGATCTACTTATGTCAGGCTTACAAACAATTATTAACAACTGCAATGGCATTGCAATTGATCGCAGAAAAGTTGTTGGTATACAAACAACACGAAATGAAGTTGCTAGAACTTCAGAAACACCAACATTTCAGCCATGGCGTATGTCATTAGACATGCCTGCTAGTTTACGTTATGACAATGCTAGACCATTAATGGAAGCATTAGACGTATTAGACAGAAATACACCACAAGTAGTGACGTTTGGGAGTAATGCATGTCTATCTTGGATCTTTAAATATCAAGGTACTATGAATCAATTACAAAGAAACGCAATAACAGTGTCATCTTTTGTAGGTAACGTACTGACATTGACTAATTTACCAGCAATTACATCAACAAGAGTATTGTTTAAGCCAAATGATCTTATTCAAATTGGTAATAATACATATCCTTTTACTTCTACTACAGAAGTAACAAGAGGAACAGGTACAACAGTACAAGTTGTTACACATAGACCTAATATTCTTACAAGTTCAGTGACAGGTAACACACTTAAGTACGGAAATGACTGTTCATTTAACATGTTTTGTCCTAATATGCCTATATACAAGTTAGTACCAGGTGGATATCATCAAAATAGTTTAGGTGTAACTACAAGTAACGCATTAATTGAGTTTAGTAGTTCATTTGAGTTATATGAGTGGGTGGCAACAGCATAATGACACAGAATATACCAGAAGTACAAAATACACCAACAATTAAATCAGCAGAGTTTGTAAAACTTACTGTTTATAACGATTATACTGATCCTACAGACACAACAGTCTATACATTTAGTAGTGCTTATAAACAAGAAACAATTGATGCAATTACATATCTGCCTTTAGGTGGATTATTACAAGTAGGTGCACAAAACAGAGATTTACGAGTTACATCAGGCGACACAATTATAGCATTATCAGGTATCGGCGCAGATAATATCTTTTTAGTACTAGGTACTAAGATTAGAGGTAGTGAAGTACAAGTATATCGAGGTTTTTATGACGCACAAGGAATCTTAGGTAACACATATAATAGATTTAGAGGAATTATCACGTCATATGGTATTACAGAAGATCGTACTAACCAAGATGATAACTTTACAGTTGCAGTAGCAGCCAGTAGTTACGTAAATGTCTTATCTAACAGAATAGCAGGAAGAAAAACAAACGAAGAAAGTTGGAAAGTATTTAATCCAACAGATACAAGCATGGATCAAGTTTATAGTATCTCTGGAGTCAACTTTGACTTTGGTGGAGAAGCAGATTCTAAAAG